TCAGCGCATCCTCTGGCCCCTCAACGATGCAGATCGGCTTATCGCCTTGCGCTTCGCCCACTTGCATTACGTTTCCGGCAATAACACCGCGCGAATACTTGCTGATGCCATTTACTTCGCGCTTTCTGCCTTCCGGCGTTAAAAGCACGCTCTGTATACCCTCGACCACACCCTCCGGTGTAGTTGCGGCAAAGATGATCGCCGGCCCGTCGTAGACGTTCGGGCTAAACTTAGCCACGCCATCCGCTGTGGACGCTCTCAGGCCGCGCGAGTTCAGATACAGCAGCGCTGGGCGCACGGCGTCTGTGTTCTCGCGTGTGATCGGCACAGCACGATCCCAAGCATCACTGGCCTTGCGTATCTTGTCTGCACGGGTTTCGTCATCGCGTGCGATTAAATCTTTCTGTGCCAGACGCGTCACAAGTCGATCAAGTTCGCTGGTCACGTATGGCGCGCTGTCTGAGTTCTCAAGTTCCTTTGGGTTTTCGCCCCCACGCTTAAACCCTGACCCAATCGTCATCTTTGTCTCAATGGCATCCAATCCAATCTGCTTGGCGGCTGCGTGCAACGACATGATCGCGCTGTCGATGCTTGCCGGCGCAAGGTGGGCGTGACGCCCGATTGAGAATGCAGCCTTGTTTAAGTTTTCGTTTCTCCCGCCAGCCATTGAAGCAATAACGTCAGTGACTGCACCGTCTAGAACCTTTTTGAAGTATGCTTCGGACATCTTTTTCCCTTTTTCTTGTTTGTTTAAGGGGCGCAGCGTGCGCCCCCCCAGTTGCCTTAGAAGCCGAAGTTATTATCCGCTGGCGCGTCCGCTGTTGCGGTTGGCGCTGCGGCTGGTGCCATTGCCGGTGCTGCTACTGGTGCTGCAACGGGTGCCTCGTCTTCAGATGGCTTGTCGATCCACTTCGAGATATTGAAGCCGACATCGTATGACGTGCCCTTGCCGATCAGGACGGGAGTTGACGACGTGACTTGCACAACCGGCACTTTACCTTCTGTAAACTCTGGCGACTTTTCTGCCTCGTTGTATAGCTTGGCGATAAACTGGCCCAAGCCATAGCTGTTCCCACTGAAAGTCGCCGGACGTCCATCAGACAGCCAGCAGCTCACCTCGAAGCCGTTCTTGTGGTTTTCGCTTGGACGTGGCGTTGCCTGTGAAGGACTTGGAAATGCCTGCCAATCGCGAACGCCTACATCAATGTGAAGCCAGCCCAGCGTAACGTCTTTAATGTCTATTGCTAGTCCGCGATCCATGTCGATGTTTTCATCGCCTGCGTCTGTCTTTGCCCACCAGCGATTTTGCGGTAGATTGGCGCGAACGTAGTTGCTTGCGCCTGCTGTGTCGTTTGATCCGAATGATATTGGCATGTGTGTCTCCTGACTAAGTTGCCGTAAAGGTGAATGAATAGGACGGGATTTGGATCGTTTGCAAGTCACCAAATCCATATTCCCAGACATTCGTTTTAAGCGCTTGGTGATATTTCTCCAATGCGCATTGCACTCCAGCCGCGCCTTCGTCGAGCGACTGGTGGTCCAATTCGTAGACGCCGACGGGGTAAGGTGCATCCTTGCCCACGGCGATAAAGATAAACCGATCCACTTCGTGGCCATCATTTAGCATGCAGCGACGATAAAATTGGTCCTGTAAGTGATAGCCAAAGTTGGCACATTGCTTAGCAAAACCATATGGAGATGGGTCGATTGTAGTTTTCAAATCTATGACGGCGGCAATGTCTTTGCGCCATCCGTCGGGTCGGCAGCGCATATCAACGCCGGTCGCCTCATCATGTGAGAATATGCTTGCCTCAACCAGCAGATCGCCGCCCAGCAGCTCCATTGCGGCTGCGTTTGACCTCACTGAGTTCGCCATGTCCACTGCGATCTGGTAATCTGCCTCAGTCAGCAGGATCGCGCCCTCTTCGGCTGCGGCTGCATACTGATCTTTCCAAGCACTGCCCCTGCGTGTCTCTGGGCCGCACCAGACTGTGCTGCTCAAATGCGGCTCAAGAACCAGCGTGTGAGCCGCTGTGCCCAAATCAAACGCTGTCGTTACTTTGCGCTTGGCGTATTTGAAGTGCGCCGGCGACTGCATCGCAATCGTCTTGGCTCCCGATGCGCTCAGCGCAGGGTCGTCGTGGTACACTTCATTTGTTAAGTCAGTTTTAACTGGCATTACTTCTTCCCCGCTAATATCTCAGACACTCGGCCAGCATTTACTCCAAACTTGACAGCAATATCTTGCAATGGCGTGTCTTGGTTTTCTGCGGCGCAGCGTTTGATCTTTTCCCGTATTTCCTTCGTAATAATCCTCGATCTCGGCGAAGCCTTGCGCGTGTATTTCTCGCGCGTCATGTATTCCAGCGCCTTTGTTATCGTGAGGCGCGTGTCGTATACGTTGTCACGCGTCAGCGCCAGCTTCAGCAGTTCCCGTGCGTGTGGTATGTCGCTCATAAGTTTAACTCTCCCCACTTCGCGATCAGCAATGCCTCTGCGCGGTGTTCGTCCTTTTTGCGCTTGAGCCGTTCACTTTGCTCTGGAAACCATTGCTGCGCTAGACGCCGTGCGGCGTCCTTATCTTTTGGCAAAGCCAAGGCCCGCTTCCACTTTGCCGGCGATACCAAGGAGAACGGCACCTTTGAATGCGCGCATGTGCTGCTGATTTGGCCAAAGCCGTAGCCCAGTTTGAAGGTTGAAACGACGCCTTGGCGCGGCATTGCTTGCTGACGCTCAATATATATGTGATCCACTTTCTCAACCGACTTGATGATGTCCATCAAGGCAAGGACGTCAACGCCGCCTTCGCTGTACGTTGGAAGGTCGTGAACCTCTGCCCAGTCGTCGCCGACTAGCGCCACGCCACCTGTGCGGTAACCGCAATCAATGCCCATTATCATCAGGTGTTTTCCTTTCTGTCATGAGATATTCTTTCAACGCCAGCTCGACGATGAGCGACATGCTCATGCGACTGCCATCGCTGTATGCGTGCAGCGCGTCGTAGACATCCTGACGAATGCGCGGCCCGATTTGCTTCAATTTATCCATTTCACTCTCCATCGTTAGCACGGTGTTAACAGTTGTGTTCAACTAGCGCAAGCGCCTTGTGTGTGCTAATCTGTAAAAAAGTTCACACCTTAAATGCACGAGGACCACGCATGCGCCTGATTAAAATTATCAACATCAACGTCAAAGCTGTCTTATAATGGAGATGGCTTCTCTTTGGAGTGTCGGATTGACCGCTGCGCTTGGCTTTATTGCGTGGTGGGCGAAGGGTCAGCAGGATGAGTTGGCGCGTCTGCGAACGCTTTTAAATAGGACTAGGGAAGAGATGGCCAAGGAGTATGTGACCAAATCTGACAGCAACCAAGTGCTGACGCAAATCATGAGTAAATTTGACAGGCTGGAAGAAAAGATCGACCGCCTAATGGAAAAATGATTGACCCAATTACAGCGGTCGGATTGGCGACCTCGGCTTTTAATATTCTGAAACAAGGTATTAGCGCCGGTAAAGACATTCAAGAGATGTCTGGCACATTGGCAAAATGGGGTTCAGCGTTTTCTGACTTTCAGTATGCTGAAGACAAAGCCAAGAACCCACCCTTTTATAAGATGATGACCGACAACTCTGCAAACGCTATTGAGATATTTGCGCAAAAGAAGAAAATGCAAGAGATGCGAAAGCAGATCAAAGACCATATATCATGGACGTATGGCCCGTCAGCGTGGGAAGAAGTTTTGTCTATTGAGGCAGAGATGAGGCGCATCCGCAAGGAAGAGGCGTATAAAAAGCAAGAGTTCATAGACAACGCTATCAACTTCGCTGTCGGTGCTGCTGTTTTCATTGCCGCTGCTGGCGGTGCTGCTACTGCGCTTTATTATTTTGCTCGTTATCAGGGGAAGTTTTGATGTGGTTTCTCGTTTGGATGCAGCTAACAACTGTCGTTAGCCACTTTGAGATCGGGCAGTACGCATCTGAGCTTGATTGCCTTAACCACAAAGAGAAGGCATCTGTACTTGTAACCAAGAACAACGAATACCTTCATTGTTTTAGA